GATCTTGTATATTTGGTGAGGATGATATATCCAGATCCATATACTCAAATTGATTTAGTTTCAAATGCTAGTTTTTTGCACTTACATCCCAAGTTACCAAAAGCTTTGATTGCGACTCAAACTAATCTTGCAATATCAATTCATAGTACAACACATAAGGACTACGTAAAAAAGTTTAAAACGGGATATAATCTTGCCAAACAGTGGAAGCATGATCTTGGAGTTCATGTTGAATTTTGGGATTATACTAACGAACATTGGACTCCACAATATAAAGGGTTCGGTTCAAACATGATTCCTTACGAGGATAATAATTCTCGTAAAAGTTGGGAAATTTGTATCTCTAAACATGCTATTCAGTTGCATGAAAATAAACTTTGGAAGTGCCCAGCATTAGCATATTTGCCAATGCAATCTAAAAAATATAATCTTAGTGCTAAATGGGAACCATATTTAAAATATGCTCCATTAGATGTAAGTTGCACAGACGATGAATTGGAAGAATTTTTAGGTAGAGAAGATGAATCATATTGTTCAATGTGCCCTTCAAACAAGGTTAAAAATTTTGTAAAACAAGATCCAACACTGCCCGTAAGTTATTGGGAGAAAAGATATGATAACATGGGGAATATCATCTAATAGTCATAATGCTGCTATGTCAGTATTTGTAAAAGACAAATTGGTATTCGCCAGTGAGAGTGAACGATTTAGTAAAATTAAAAATGACCCATATATATCGGACTCATTGTTAAATTATGCTTTGAGATATGGAAAACCAGAATTAATCTGCTGGTATGAGAATCCTCTAAAAAAGAGGATGAGGCAAATTTATGCTGGTCAAGGACCATTTGTTAATAATTTTGAGAGATATTACGAATGTGAACATAAATTCTTTAACCACCACTATACACATGCATGTGGTGGTTATTTTACCAGTAAATTTAAACATGCTGCTGTTCTTGTTATTGATGCTATTGGTGAATTCCAAACACTTACAATTTGGGAAGCATCTGGTAAAGACTTAAAGTTAAAATATGAATTAAAATATCCAAATAGTATTGGTTTATTATATTCTGCAATGACTCAAAGATGCGGATTAAAACCTAATGAAGAAGAATATATCTTAATGGCATTATCTGCTTTAGGTGATAAGAGCAAGTTAAAAGATGCTATCTTTGATGATTTTATAACTGATGATTTTAAATGTAAGGTCAATTTACATCGTGGATGTAAGAATTGGAGACCAGAAGAATCTAAAGAAGATATTGCAGCTGCTACTCAAGAAGTATATGAAATACTTTTTAATAATGCATTGAGATTGACTAAAAAATTAGTTCATACTAATAATCTTGTATTGATGGGTGGATGTGCTTTAAATTGTGTTGCTAATCGACATGCATATAACCACTTTAAGAACGTGTGGATAATGCCAGCACCTGGAGATAGTGGTTCTGCGATTGGTGCAGTGTTAGCACATAAAAAGAAACATATCAAATTTACTCCATATCTTGGATATTATTTGCCACATAAGCATACAAATATTCAAATAGTAAATTATTTGTATGAACATAAAGTTTGTGGTCTTGCGCGAGGTCGAGCAGAATTTGGACCAAGGGCATTGGGAGCAAGAAGTCTTATTGCAGATCCAACGGATCCAAATATAAAAGATAAGGTTAATAAGATAAAAAATAGAGAATCTTATAGACCATTCTCTCCAGTTGTTCCAATAGAGTTTGCAAATACTTATTTTGATATGCATCATGATTTAGTGGAGAGTCCATTTATGCAACATGCTGTTAGATGTAAGTATCCAGAAAAGTTTCCTGGGATCGTGCATGTTGATGGGACAAGTCGATTGCAGACTGTTAAAAAAAGTGATGCTCCTAGACTTTATAATCTTTTATATCAGTGGAAGGAAAAAACTGGACATCCTATGCTATTGAATACTAGTTTAAATATTAAAGGACAACCAATACTAAATGATGAAATAGATTGTGATAAGTGGTCTAGACTTTACAATATTCAAATATTTTCATGACAATATTAAAATTAACTGAAAGAATTGATAATAAATTATTACTTCCAAATAAAGAATTACTTGTTGGAGTTTGCAAGTGGTTTGATCAAGATAGTGAAGTATTATATCAAAAAAATTTAAAAGAACTTCCAAAAGAGTGGAGATTTAGGACAAAAACCGTTGAATATAATATTAACAGTGCTGGTTATCGAACAAAAGAATTTGATAAAATTAATTGGGCAAAATCGATTGTAGTTTTTGGAGATTCTTGCGTTTTTGGTGTTGGGTTGCCTGAGGAAGATACATTATGCTATAAAATACAGAAAGCACTTAATATTCCTGTAGTTAATTTGGGTGCTGCAGGGTCGTCTTCACTATATACTCTTCATAATGCTGCATTATTAAGTGAATCATATCCAACACCAAGAGCAATTGTAAGTTTGTGGACCTCTCCATATAGACTACCATATTACACCAATGATAGAGTTATGAACTGTGGTAATTGGAATTATGATCGATTTAAAATTGGTTATTATTGGAATGAAAACAAGGATAATGCGATAATCCAATTAAAATTAAATGCCATAGCATTTAGAGAAATGTGGAAGAATAGGACTAATTATTTTGAACTAAGTTTATTCCCAGATACCGCTCAGATTTTACAATGTAATTTTGTAAATCAAATTGATTTTGCCAGAGATATGAGGAAGCAAAAGTCTGGATATTATTCCGCACATCCAGGAGAGAAGACAAATCAATTTGCCGCAGAAAAGGTAATTGCTGGGTTGCAGATTGGGTGATTCTGTGTTATCATAATAAGAGATGCTATAGAGGACATGGCAATCCGCACATTTTCTGACAAAAATTCAAATGATTGGAGTTGGGAAGAGACTCCAGAAACAATTGAAGCATTAAAGCAACTTCATAATACTGTAACTCAGGTAAATGAGAATAAAGTTCTGAAACCAAAGCCTGTAAAGAAATGACAGAAGATAAGAAGTTGATTGATGATTGCTTTTACGTTGATTCAAAAAAATATGGACTCTGGTATTCAACAGACAAAGAAGGTAACGGACTTATCACGGCTCTCACTGAAAAGTCATGTATATCAGGAACCCGTTTTTATCTTAAAGGACGGCAGGAAGGTTGGTCTTAGACCAAAACCTATGAAGGTAATGTAGATGGAAAACTCTAAAGAATATCCATATCATGAATTAGACCCAACAACTCCTTGGTATGAGTGGTTGATGTATTGTGAGATATGTCATCAATTAAACGTTGTTGGGCAACCATCTTTAGGTAGATTCGCTGCATATAGACGTTATTTAAAATCGGTAGGTGTTTTATGATGATTAAAAGATTTGTTGACTGGTTCTTTGCATCAGACAAAGAGAAGAAAGTGATTGTAGATTGTGCTGACAACTTTGTTGGAAGTAAGTTTACTTTACTTGACCTTATCCAGTCTTTGGAAACAAGATTGGAGAGACTTGAACGGGAAAACGTAGAGACAACAAATGCTCTCTATGAGATGGAGAATAGACTTCAAGCACAAATCGATGCTCATTGCCCACCAATATATAGTATGAATGATTATTCTTTGGGAGACAAGTAATGTACGAACTTGATGATTTTGAAAAAGCACTTGCTCATTTCGGAACTCGTGTTGATGTTATCATTGCTATGGAAATGGGTGGTAAAATTGATGGTCAATCTGCATATAAAGAAATTAAGGCAGAATTAAAAGAACTTAAAAGAGCAAAAAAGCAATACGCTAAAGAACAGTGAAGGTTAATCCCAATATCATAAGATCTATCAATTCTTCTGATTTTATTCCTCTTCCAAACATAACAGTTCAAAATTTTGAACAATTCAAATGGAAAGGTGATGATATATCTGGATCTTGGGATTTTTTTGGATCAGATGATTATAATAATTATCAAAATAATTTAAAAATACAACCATTAAATTGGTATTATCGACGCAATCAAATAAAATATACTCTTAATTCGCATGGGTATAGAGCGAAGGAATTTAAAGATATTAATTGGAAAGATTCTATAGTTATTTTTGGTTGCTCATATATCTTTGGGACTGGTGTGGATGATTCACATACAATACCTGCAGTCTTAGAAAAACTTTGTAAAACACCTGTAATTAATTTGGGAATGGGTGGGTCATCTATACAATTTGCCTTACATAATTCTTTAATGCTTTATAAAAAGTATGGTTCTCCAAAATGTGTCATTTATGGGATGCCAGGTATTACAAGATATTTGATGTATCAAAGAAATCATGTAGAATTAAAACTTGATTGTGATAATACTAAACTTGTAGATCATTTGGTTCCTTTTAATCTTGTAAATGTTGAGTTAATTAGGAATTTATGGGAAAATAAGAGTCAATATTATGAATTTTCATTATTTCCAACAACATCAAAAATATTAGGATGTGATTTGTTTCATCCTATACCCGAGGATTATGCTAGGGACATGAGTCATCCTGGTATTGAATCCAACAAATTAATCGCACAAAAGATTTACAACACCTTCAGTTTATGATTAAATATGTTAAGAAGATATTCAATACATTTGTAGAATATCTTGAAAATCAAAAAAGTAAAAAATTGGCCAAGCAATTAAGTAAAGAAGATCCTTTTATTTACAAGTAATCATGACAAAAATTTATGAGTCTCCTGATAAAGGAGAGACTATTAGAGAAAGAGAATTTAATCAGGCATCTGAACCTAAAAAGACCTGGACTTTAGAAGTTGAGAAGGTTCATGAAGAATATTTTATTAGTCTCCCAGATGATCTGCTTGATGCTGCCAACTTAAAAGAGGGTGACAATGTAGAATGGGTTGACAATGGAGATGGTTCATTTATTATGAAAAAACTTCCTCCAATGACTTATGATGATATGATTGCTGAGGGTTGGACAATGACTGCAGATGGATTTTGGATAAAGGATAAATAAGTAAATAAAAGAAATATTATTGTAAGATGGCAGCAACATTAACCGCTACTGGTTTAACCTTTGATGACGGAACTTCATTAAATTCAAAGTATGGAGTTTTGGCACAAGGAACAGTATCGGTATTTTTTCAATCCTCAGCACCAACTGGATGGACACAAGTTACCACTCATAATGATAAAGCACTGAGAGTTGTGTCTGGAACTGGTGGTGATTTTGGATTTGGTGGAGTATCTGGTGCTGGTGGATTATCATTTAGTACAGTATTTCCAAGTAGCACTTCTCCAGTTAGTGTTAATTTTAATGCAAATGTTCCTGTTAGTGGAACTGTTGGAGATACAACATTAACAACTTCACAAATACCGAATCATACTCATAACTCTCTTACTGGTGGAAGCGCAAATGCTGCTAGTGGAGGATCTAGTTTTTTGGTAAGTGGAACAAATAATACTGGTGGAGTTGTGTCTCCTGGGGGAATTGGAGGATCACATAATCACCCATTCAGTGGTAATATAAATTTTACTGCAACTGGTAGTGGAACAATTGACCTGAGACTACAGTATATCGACGTTATTCTCTGCTCTTTTAATTAATATGGCAAGACTAACTTCTACTGGCATTTTGTTTGATATTGCAGATACTGCAAATTCTATTAATAGTTTTTATTGGTTGTATCCTGCTGGTACTGTAAAAGTCTTTTATCAGTCGGCAGCACCAACGGGATGGACTAAAATTGCTACTCAAAATAATAAAGCATTAAGGGTTGTTTCTGGAACAGGTGGTGGATCTGGAGGAACAACAAATTTTACAACAGTGTTGTCATCAGCAGCTGGTAATTTATCTGTAAATGTTAATAATACATTTCCAGTTCAAGTTGTCTCTGGACTTGGACAAAACGTTGGCGATACAACATTATCTTTATCCCAATTACCAGATCACGTTCACTTTGGACTCACTGGATCACCAGGAGGATCTGGTGCTACACCTTTTAGTAATACTGGTGGTAGACTTGTTTTTGGTAGTACAGCTACAGGTCAAATGATAGAAAACACTGGTGGTGGTTCTCATACACACCCCTTTAGTGGATCTGCAACCATGAATGAGACAAGAACTTTTGGATTGGATTTGTCGGTGCAATACATAGACACCATCATTTGCTCATTAAACTAAATATGTTATAATACAATTACTATTTTGATTTAATCATGGCTCAAATCAAACCTGGAAACTTTTGTCCTCTTATTCAATCCGATTGTAAAGGTCTTGAATGCTCTTGGTATACCCAAATTAGAGGAACTAATCCAAATACAGGTGAACCAGTGGATGAATGGGCATGTGCTATTAATTGGTTACCAATGTTAATGATTGAAAATTCTCAACAACAACGTTCGACTGGTGCAGCGGTAGAATCGTTTAGAAATGAGATGGTAAAAGCAAATGAAAGTAATATTAATGTTTTGTCCGCTGCTGCTCAAATGCTGCAACATGCAAGAGAGAATAAAGTTCTAACTGCTAACGTTCAAGAGGTAACAGAAGAATGAAAAAATTTACATTAATTGAACAGGATCGATACATTGGTATTGATGGCATAGGTATTTTCTTCGATGAAAATAATTGGCCATTTGCAGATATAGAACATCTTTGGGCTATTCAATGGAAAGATAATGGGACTGAGGATGGTGATGGATGGATTGAATATGATTCTCCTGTTCCAAACACTCCATGCACTCTTGCTGATGTTCAAAAGTATGTAAATCATTTTGATGCTGAATATGAGCGTCAAATGGATACTAAAAGGAAGAAAGAAGAGGAAGACGCTAGAAAAGCAATTTCATGGCAGGATGCTATGAGAGAACTGGAAGAGCAGATGGAAAAGATGCAACAACGTCATGAGAAGACGATTGAAACTATCAAAGAAGATCATGATGCTCAGATGCAAAAAGTGCATCAAAGAGTTGCAGAATCTCACGAGAATCTGTTCTATTCCGCTGGTGTGATGCAGGATAATATTGAGGAAAGTAAGAATGCATTCCAAGTTGAAGCGGGATATGATAATTTAACTATCTTTGATGGTAATGTTGATCCATCGCTGTTTGATGAGTCTATTGACGAATCATTCTTTGATGATACAACCATATCTGAAGAAATGTTATTGAGCAATCCAGATTTGGGCAATCGAAATGTTATTGAAAACTTTAACAACATTGATTTAAGTGTATTGGATAGTGAGTTTAATCTTGAACTGTTGTTTGAGGAAGATCCAACTGAGCAAGTTGTAAATGAAATTGAAGAACTGATTGAAGAAGTTGAAAATGAGGAGGATTCCGCTGCTAAATGATTTCTAAATTATTTGAAGACAACTATCTGGTTGTTCCTAACTTTATATCATCAGACAAAGCAAAGCAATTAGCAGAAGATTTTAAACAATATGCAGATACTTATGATCTAAAAGAAGATCCTCAAGTATCTGATTGTAAAAGTAAGTATGATCACATTTCTTTTGTTGAATTGTTGTGTGAAAAAACAACCACAGTATCTCAGTTAATTGGAGAGACTGTGGTTCCAACATATTCTTATGCAAGAATATATCAACATGGCAATGAATTAAAGCCTCATGTTGATAAGTGTCAGTGTGAGATATCATTGACTGTTAATTTAGATTGCGATGAACCATGGGCAATATGGATTGAGACTCCTAAAAAGATAAAGAAAGAGGTAGTTTTAAATCCAGGTGATGCAATGCTTTACTTGGGTATGGAAGGTCTTCATTGGAGAGAACCATTCAAAGGAACATATTGTAATCAGGTGTTCTTACATTATGTAAGAAGTCGTGGACCTTATTTTGCTAGTTACTTTGATAAAGACCGCAAAATAACCAATGATACTATTAAATCAGTTGAGAATAAAGTTACTGTGTCTAAAAGTTTGAATAGAGTTGCAAGTTATATTAAAATCTATGATGATATTCTTACAAAAGAAGAATGTGACTTCATCATAGGAGAATATAAGAATGCAGTGGAGTGGAGAACGTCAGAAATTGGTGTGAGTGGTAATCAAAATACTTCAGTCAGAAATTGTGATATTATTAATATATCTCTGGGTCATGTAATTGATGCCAATCAAGATATTAGAAAGAGAATAGATGATATTCTTTTTAAGAAATCTGCACTTGCTGCAAAAAAGTATATTGCAGACTTTCCTGATTGTTTTTTACAGTCTGATAGTGGATATGACCTTTTAAGATATCAAGAGGGTGGGTATTATATTCAGCACACTGATAACTTTAAGACACAACCTAGAACGGTGTCTATGTCATTTAATTTGAATGATGATTATATTGGTGGTGAGTTTGCATTCTTTGATAGAGAGATGCAAATTAGAACAAGACCAGGTTCTGTTGTTGTATTCCCATCCAACTTCATGTATCCTCATGAGGTTATGCCTGTTATTAAAGGAACACGATACTCAATTGTCACCTGGTTCACTTGACAACAATTGCGCTTGCTGGTATATTGTCAATAGTTGTTATTTTATTCGATGGCACTGTCTCAATCTGTTGAAACAAGTCTGAAGGAAGCAGAATCTTCTCTTCGTAATGCTTTGTCCTATGCTGCTCGTCAGGAACGTCCTGTGGTTTGCAACGCAATCTCAAAGCTGATTTTGGATATTGACCATATCATGAGCTTTGATGGTCTTTTGGACAAACTGGAACAGAGAGCGGAGGGAGACAAAGGAACTTGGGGTCCGTTTGGTTCGTAAAGTTTTGTTACAACACTCTAAAAACAATATTAAGGAATCACACTTTATGATTAAATAATGTTAGAATATGCTGACAATTCACAGGAGCAATCCATAATGACAATTTCCACCAATTCAAGCAGCAAACTCACTGATGATGAATGGCAGGAGATGATCGCCCTTAGGGATGCAATTAACACCAATCCAGCAACAGTTCACCCAGAAAAAATGGAGCAGTTTACTAAGTATCTTGTTCGTAGTATGAGGGAGATGGGAGCATAAGATTATAGATAATATATCTTATCTCAGCTAAAATGGATTCTGATTTACTTGAATTATACAACAAAGGTGTAAAAACAAAGGAAGATATAGAGTCGGATTATAAGAGCAGACTGGAAGAAAAAGAACGTGTTAAAAGCACGATTCTCCTTAAAACTGGTCTGCTTTGTCTTAGATTAACTGAAGACTATTTTAGAGAGACTCGTTATATTTTAAGTAGAAGAGAGTTGGAAGAGGGTGAAACAGTAGAGATTAAGTATAAAAGAAGAGAACTTGATAATAACTTGGATATTGGTTCTTTTGTTATAGATGATGACAATAGAAAATATTATCGAATCTTACAATTAACTGATACTGATACTCCAAAAACACATTGTTTTGTTGACATGAAGACTGGTATTGTGTATAAAGCACGTAACTCTACATCTGCAAATAAAAAACTGGCATGGGATATTGATGAATGCATTAGGGTAGCAGATTGGAGAGGATATTACTTAAATGAGGATCCAAAAATAGGAGAATAATCATGGGAATGTTTGACACAGTTAAAAGTTCTTACGATCTTGGTCCAGGTTATCAAAAGGAATTACAAACAAAAGATCTAGATTGTGTAATGCATCATTACTGGATTGATCCAGTTGGTAGATTGTTTTTGATTGATGATTCTCATACTGCCGACTTTGTAGAAATAAATGAGGGTGATGATGAATATGATCCTAAAAGATTATATTTAAATTATAAATGGGTTCCAAATGGTATTCATGGTAAAGTGAGACCAGTTTATCATTATGGTGTTGTGGAGGTTTATCCTGCTATGTGGGATTCCAAATATTCACCTTGGCCTAGTTGTCAATTATATTTTAGATATGGTATTATTGAGAAGGTAGTTCAAGAAACAGAACGATTTCAACTAGCAAGAGGTTATTGAATGTTCACCAATAGAGTACTGGGAACAGATAATAAGAGACTCACCCTGAATTGGTGGGAGTATTGGATTGGACACTGCTGGATGACTGGTTGGCAAAGCATTCGTGGAGCATTCCGCATTTGGAGTGACCTTATGACAGACAACTATAAGGATTATACTCTTCTTCATGATGATGATCCTTTTACTGAATGTTATGAATGGTTTTGGGTTACTCTTGGTGAAGATGAGGTTTATCCAAAAGCATTTCTTGAACATTTGATGCAACTTGCAGATGACGTTGAGACTGGTAAAGAGAAGGTTTATCCACTGGATGAGGACTTTTTTGAACGATTAAAAGAACTTACTGATGGTGTTGATGTAAATTTATTTGGAGAAGACGATGAAACTAATTAAATTTAAGCACAGAGTTGACTTTGGACATGACTGGTATGTTCAAATTTTGAATACTGGAAGACACTTTCCTAAGTTCATTAAAAACTATTCATTAATCCAATTGTCTGTAAGTTGGAATGATAGTGCTGGATGGCCTTATTTGCAAATTAGTTCTGGAGCTAATGGTCTTCTTAGTATTCTTTTTTGGGTTTATAAGTTTGGATTTGATATTGATATTCTCTCACGCACTTGGAATTTTGGTTACTTGGAAAAATTAGATGAAGAATCTCCCAGAAACCAGTATTGAAACTGTCACACCCACCCTTGACTCTGCCCCACCCTGCCCTATAATATTCTCATACACAACAAACCAATGACTTACAAAGCAACTCTCAAGGTTAAGTTTGATACTGAATGGACTTCCACTTCTTATAGTAGTGGATATGATCTTAGTATGCTTCCTGAAGAGCATTATACTTTTCAGGTTCCTGCTGAAGACCTTAATGTTCATCAACTGTTTCGTTTCTTCGCAACTGTTGCCCGTGCAATGGGTCATAATGACATCAACATTATGAAAGGTGCTTGTAGTGTTGCATTTAGTGAGGAAAGAAGTTACGAAGATATGCGTAAGGTTGCTGATGAGTTTGAACTGACTTTGGGTGAAGACCTAAAAACGAAGTTTGATGATATGCAGCAAGCAGAAGAAGAGTGGGAACGACTTAAGAAAGGTCCTATGGGAACTGTCCTGACTGATGAGGAACAATGCGAAGAGTCACTGTAAAACCTAAATCTAGCAAGGCAAAGAACCGTCTTGCTAACTCTATGGATGGTAATCCTATCTGTGTTGTTGAGCAAGACAAAGGAGATGGTATGTTGTTTCTTGCTAGTGAAAACCAGAAATACTTCTTCTGGGTCAATGTAAGTGAAGACTGCCATTGGGAAACTGAATGGGAAGTATTATGACTAAAGCCCAGCAGATTATGAAGTCCTATGATAGAAAGTGGGCAAGTATGAGAAACAAAAACTGCTATGATAGGAAATATGCTATCGCACACCTTATTCGTGAGACGGCACATCAAATCCTCCCACACAATCCCAGTCACCCATTTACTGCCTGGAAACAGGAAATGCTACAAATTGCTGATGAAATTGAGGCATTATGAAACCTAAAATGCGTGTCATTCTTGAGATGGCGATTGAAGAAGGTGTGCGTCGTGGGTATGCACGAGCACACAAACATGTAGAGAATCCTACTGAAGGTGCTATAATAGAGCACATTGAGGAGGCAGTGATGTCTTCTATCTACGAATACTTTACTTTTGACGAGGAGGATTATCAATGAGCTTGATTGATACGCTAGAATACTTCATCGATGATACCAGGGCACGTTGTTCTGATATTGAATGGGAGATCCGTGAGGAAGGAAACTATGCTCATGAAGAAGATCACACAGCACGATTTGATTACTTCTGTGAAGAGTATGATGAAGCAAAAGCACGGTTAGATGATCTGCTACAAATCAAATCCATTATTGAGGCACAACTTCATCAATGGATGGAAACAGGGGACGGCGTATGACTACTAAACCACAAACATTCAAGCATATCTCCCGTGCGATTGATAAACACGGAGTTCATCATCTTGATGCTCTGGATGAATTTGGACGGCACTGGTATGCTACAATGGAACAGAAAGAAGAACCTTGGCTCACTTATGTTCAACACTGGACTTTGAGGACACACTGATTATGTTATTTGACGAACCACTACTAAATTCACTACAAGGAACTATGGCTACGATTGACCCCTATTCAGTAAAGAAAGAAGCAATTGATGAGTATCGTATGGATACTATTGAGGAACGACTTACTCGTATTGAAGATAAACTTGATTTACTTATTATGCAACTAAAAATAGAGTTTTACAAAAAATGATTGACCTTATCAAAACACTACTCAAATCAGCACTTGCCACCTCCCGTTGGGGTCCGCTAACAGAGGCAGATGAAGAACTTGTATGGGACTCTTCTTTTGCTAAAATATTCAAAGCATCATCTATCCGCCGAACACCGTCAACACCACGCACTGCAATTACACTTGAATGACTCAACTTATTGATCCTTCTGATCCACGCTATTTCCGTCAAACATCTGACGAACCATATCTCCGTCACGATTATAAATTAGTAACAAGCACTGGCGAATCTGTTATCTTTGATAATTATGAAGATGTGCAGCGTAGGTGGTTTGAGCGTGGTGGTAATTTTTTAAGTCACGTTGAGGTTCTAGATCACAAAGAACCGAAAAAAAGCAAAAAGACAAAGGGTTTCTGATTATGATTGACTGGACAACGAGATTTGAAGCTCTGCCCGATGTAGAAAAAGATAAGATTGCTCTGTTGCGAGTGATTGAATGTACGAATGGTATTATTCAACACACCTATCGTGCTGGTGA